CGGCCGAGCTCGTTTCGATCTGCCGCCTTGTGCAGGCGATCAAGCTCGCCGACGAAGCGGAACGCCGGCGCGTCTTGGAGATCCTCAGCGATCCGCTGGCGGCGTTTGCGCCCGCGCTGGCGCTGGTGCTCTGCACCAACGGGATCGCGGCGGCGGCGGCGATCGAGATCCTACGAATCAATGGGGTCAATGCGGTTCCACTGTCGGCCGACCCGGGAGGGAGTCGGGTCCAATGAAGAGCGAACATTCGAGATCGGCGGCCTCGTCCATCGCCGTGGCCGTCGGCGAGGCCGCCGCTGAGCGCGTTAGGCATGGCGCGCTCGGCGGCGGCCAACATTTGGACGTCGAACGCGATTGCACATGGATGACTTAGACGGCTTTTGGCTTTCGGTTACCGATCTTGCCCGCCAGCGCGGCGTCGACAAGGCGGCGATCTCGCGTCGGGCGAAGCGATACGAAGACCAGGGGCTCTTGCATCCGCGGCTCGGCAAGGGCGGCGCGAAGATGATCAACGTCGCCGAGTACGATCGGGCGGCGGGAGAAGCTACGGACGCGATCAGAGAGCTCAACGGGTCGCAGGGCGGCGCGGCGGCTAGCCCTGGGGCCGCGGCGCCCGGCGACCCTAGCCTGGCGCGACAGCAGGCCCGCCGCGCCGGCTACGACGCCGACCTCAAAGAACTCGAGCTGAAGGAACGGCTGGGCGAGCTTGTCCTGGTCGTGGCCGTGCAGGAGGCGATCGTCGCCTTGAGCGAAAACTTCGTCCGCGCGCTCGACCAGATCCCCTCGCGCGCCGAGGAAGGCCTCGCCGAGGCGAACAAAGGCGGCCTGGCCGGGTTTCGCGCCTTCCTGCGCGCGCTGGCGAACGGCGTGCGCGACACGCTGGAGCGCGATCTGAAGGGCCTCGTCATCGGCGCCAAGCAAGCCGAGGCCGATGCGCCATGATGCAATTCCGGCGCGACGCTTTTCTCGTCGTCGCCGAGGCGGCGCTTTCGGTTGTGGCGCGGCCGATACAGATCGCGCCCTCGGCCTGGGCGAGCGCGAACCTCATCGTGCCTGACGGGCCGCGCGCCGGCTTGGCTTATGACATGAGCCTGACGCCCTACGTCGCCGAGCCGCTCGACAAGCTTGGACCGGACTCGGCGGAGAACGAAATCGCGGTGATGAAGGCAGCGCAGACCGGCTTTACAATCATGTTGATCGCTGCGCTCGGCCACATGATCGACCGCGCGCCGTGCCGCGCGATGGTGATCCAGCCGACCGACAACGCGGTGTCGAAGTTCAATCGGGACAAGCTCGACCCGGCGATCCGGGGGTCAGATGCGCTGAAAAAGAAGGTGGCGGTGCAGGCCTCACGCTCGTCGCAGGGGTCGACGACGTACAGCAAACGCTACCCTGGCGGGTCGCTGACGCTGGCGATCGCCACGTCGGCCGCCGATCTGCGCTCCGACACGATCAGAATGATGTTGCGCGACGAGATTGACGAATACCCGGACGATCTCGACGGCCAGGGCGACCCGCTGGAGATCTCCGACGGGCGGCAGATTTCCTTCCTCGCGTCGGGCGACTGGAAAAGGGCCGACGTCTCGACGCCGACGATCAAGGGCGGCTCTAAAATCGAGCGGCGCTATGAGGCCGGCGATCAGCGCCGCTGGCACGTGCGCTGCCCGGCGTGCGGCGACGCGTTCGTTTTCGAGTTCGGGCCGAATTTCCGCTTCGAACCGACCTTCCCGCACAAGGCGTATTACGTCGCGCCGTGCTGCGGTTCGGTTATCGAAAATCATCAGAAACTCGACCTGATCCGCGGCGGCCGATGGATCGCGACCGCGCCCCGGCCGGGCGCGTTTCCGAGCTATCATCTCGACGCGCTGTCGAGCCCGTTCGTGCCGTGGGATGAAATCGCCAAGGCGTCGATCGCCGCCGGCGACGACCCCGCCAGGCTCAAGACGTTCTGGAATCTCTGGCTCGGACTGCCTTACGAGTTCAAGGGCGACGCGCCCGACCACGTGCGCTTGTTGGAGCGGCGCGAAGACGCGCCGCCGCGCGGCCATGTGCCGCCGAAGGGGCTGCTGTTGGTCGCGGCAGGCGACGTGCAAATGCGCGGGATCTGGGTCGAGATTTTGGCGATCGCGCCTGACCGCCAGACGTGGGTCGTCGACGCGTTCTATTGCGACGGCTCGACCGAAGCGCCGGGGTCGCTGAGCGACCCGCCGGACAGCGGCAACGCCTTTTCGCAATTGCTGGCGAAGACGATTGGGCGCGAGTTCCCCGACGCCTGGGGCGGCGTGCGTCGGATCGACGCGCTGGCGATCGACTCGGGCTATCGCAGCCATGTGGTCTACGCGACGGTGCGCGCCTGCCAGCGCCAGCATCCGATGAGCGGCGAAGACATGCTCTTCGCGGTCGACGGCCGCGACGGCTGGGGCAAGCCGCCGATCGGCACGCCGTCGCTGGTCGACATCGATTTGTCCGGCCGCAAGGTGAAAAAAGGCTGCAAAATCTGGCCGGTCGGCACCTGGTCGCTCAAAGGCGCGTTCTACGCCGATCTGCGAAAGGACGGCCTGCGCGCCGGCGCCGAGGTTGACCCGGAGGGTTATTGCCACTTCGGGACCTGGCTCGACGAAACCTATTTCAGGCAGCTCACCGCGGAATATCTCGCCGAAGAGACCTATCGCGGCCGGGCGCACAAGGTGTGGAAACTGCGCGCGAGCGAGCGCGACAACCACTTCCTCGACTGCCGCATCTACAATCTGGCGCTCGCCGAGTATCTCGGCCTGTCGAAGTCCACACCGGCCGAGTGGGCGAAGCTCGCGAAGGAACGCGGCATGCCGGCGAGCGAGACTCCCGATCTGTTCCGCCGGTCCCTCGCGGACGGGACGTCGACGCCGGCGGTAGTCGACATGGGGGACGATGAGGGATGGGACGTCGACGAGCAGCTCAAGCGCCTCGGCGCGCTGAACGCGGCGCGGTTTGGGCAGCGGTGATTGCTGCGCCAAGGCGCTGGGATGGCCAGGGAGCCGTCACCTTCCCGCCGACGCCGAATGGGGCGGGCGGAGTCGAAGGTGGGGCTCTGGCGCACGGGTTCGGTGAACGATAGAGGCCATCGGAGATCAAGCGAATAAGTCGCCGGCAAAGGGCCAGCGCCGATGAATGACGCGCTTGGGGGCCGCCGGCGCGCAGATCACGAAGCGATAAAATCGCCAGATCGCGATATTATCGCTTGACTGTGAGGCGATATTTAGCGATATTATCGCTCATGAAAACGATCGTTCTCACCCACAAAGCCGCCAAGGAACTCGACGCCCTTCCGTCCGTCGCGCGCCATTCGATCACGGAAGCCCTCTCGGCCTACGCGATCGACGACCGCGGCGACGTCAAGGCGCTCTCCGGGCGCGAAGGGCGCCGGCTGCGCATCGGCGAGTATCGCGTGATCTTCGACGACGACGGCGAAACGATTCTGGCGATCTACATCGGGCGCCGGGGAACGACCACCTATGCGAGGAACTGAAATGAAGCCCCAGACCATCACCACGCCGGCCGGCGACGAACTCGTCGTGCTGCCCCGCGCCGAATACGACGCGCTGCTCGCCGCCGCGTCCTCCCATGCGGAGGACGCCGACGACGTCGCGATCTACGACGCGCGCAAAGCCGAGCTGGCGCGCGGCGACGACGCGCGGCTTCCGCCGGAAGTGAGCGCGGCGATGCTGCGCGGCGACAGTCTGCTCAAGGCGCTGCGCAAATGGCGCGACATGACGCAGCTCCACTTGGCGTTCAAAACCAACATCGCCCAGGGATACCTCAGCGACATCGAGTCCGGTCGCCGCAAAGGCACGGTCGAAACCCTCACGGCGATCGCCAAGGCGCTCGAGGCGCCGCCCGAATGGTTGCTCGACTGAGACGGGCCCGGTCGCTTCATCGCCCAAGCTTCGCCAGATTGTCGGCGTAGAGGTTGCTAGCGTGGTTGGCGATCAGTTCGGCCAGCGCCGTTCCGATCGTGACGCCGTCGGTGACATGGCGATAGAACGGCCGCGGCGGCAGATAGGGGACGGGATCGCCGGCGCAGCGCAAAATTGCAGAAGAACGCCACCCGCGGCGCGCCGAAAGTGACGATCCGCACGCGACGCCCCGCCGCGATCAGCCGCGCGCCGACGCCGAGCGCCATCGCACCGCCGAGCGAATGGCCGACGACCGACAAGATGCGCGTCTCGCCGCGCGTCGCCCATTCGACCATTGGGAACAGGGCTTCGGCGCCGGAACCGAAACCGGCGTGGCAGATCCCGACCGTGTCGAACATTCGCGGCCGAGCGTCGGCGTCGCGAAGCCAGTCGACCGCGTCACGTGGGTTGGCGCCGGGGATGACGACGACGACCGCGAGGTAAAATAGAACGCTCGCCTTCGCTCGACGCTGTCGATCGCGCCTCTATTGTTGCGCTGCGCCAGATACCGCGATTGAGACCTTCCCTCTTTCGAAGCTGACGGCGATCTGCGCGGCGTCGAAACCGCCCGGGACGTCCGAATAGCGGCGAAAGGCGAAACCGCGCGGGTTGATCTCGCCGCGCAGGTCGTCGCTCGCGAATGCGCGCCGGGCCTCGTCGACGACGCCCTCGACCGCGCGCTTGGCCTCCGGCGCCGACAGATCGACGACGACGCCGAGCGCGGCGGCGGCGAGCGCCTTGATCCGCAAAACCTTCGCGATCGCCTCGTCGTCGAGTTGGGGAACGTCGGCCGCCGCCTCGACGATGACAAAGT